GCCTCCGAACCCTTGCGATGGAACCGGGCGAACGCCTCGCCGCGCGCGCCCCAGCAATGGCAGTCCACGAAATGGCATCGCTCCACCTTGGCCCCGTCCTTGCCTTGGTAGTCGTCTTGGATGGCCAACGCAAACTCCACCACGGCCTTGCCTGCCTGCGTCATGCGGGATTCAGGGTCCCGCGCCAACCGCCCCTTCAGAATCACTTTGTTCATGCTTTGTCTTTCTCCATTCGCTCCGCCAACTCACACCCCGCCCGGAACGCGGCCCACAAGAGCGCGTTGAGCGGGTAAATCTTGGCCCACGCGGGCCGGTGATGCAGCCAAACGCTGAATGCGTCGGCCATGAGTTTCTCGCGTTCGGTCTTCACGCGTTCACCTTCGTCCGGTAGTCCTCCGCGTCGCCAAGGTCGAGGCATTGGGCACGCTCAAGCCTCGATTGCACCCGGGCGTCAAACGCCTTGGCGAAGTCCTTGCGCAGGATGTTCGTTGTCATCATGAGCCATTTGGGCGCGGCAATCTCCAACAGGCTCCGCAGCCGCTCGGCGGGCTCGCCGGAGCGAAACCTGTCCACCTCGCTCCCCACGTCGTCCAGTAGGAGAATCCGGCACGTCCGCGCTTCCTCCTCGATGTCATTCCACGAGAGCGGCCCATGGCTCACAATGCGGGACCACCGGTAGCACCCGACGTTGACCGGCCCGCTGTGGTACTGGGGCCAGAGCTGCCCCGAGACGGCGCGGAGGAACTCGTAGGATGCGCGGAGCGCGTGAGTCTTCCCGCACCCGGTACGGCCAGCGAACACCACCCAGCGGCCCTTGCTCTCCTTGTCGTTGGTCGCGGCTGCCTTGATCCACGCCTCGGCCCATCTTGCAATCAGGGATGCCTTGGGATGCGTCTCGTCCATGCGGAGGTAACGTTGGCGGAACTCGCGGTTGTTCCGGTCAGATAGGGACCCAATCAGGGTCCTGTTGCTCTCGCCGCTCACGCTCGGCGGTGAGTTCGGCCTGTCGTTGGGTTGCGTCGGCCCCGGCGATGAGGGCGTTCCGTCGTTCTGCGGGGGTAAGTTGCCCACCGCCCCGTTGACCAGCGTTTCCATGTCCATTCATTTCCTGCCACTTGAGCTTCCATTTCACCATCGCATGAGTCCATGACGCCATCGGCGTCCCGGCTACCGTCCAGCCGTTGGCCCCATAATGGGCCTCGAACTTGTCCACCTCCCGGAGCGGGAGCCCGATCATGGCCGCCCGGGCTTCAAGCTCCTGCCGGGTCGGTATCAGCACCCCTCCCCCTCCCGCAGGCTGCGGGGGCTTCGGTGTTTCCCCCGCACCCCCTTCTGCCTGTGGGGTGGATACGTCTATAGCGTTCGGTATAGGAGAAGGAGATGGAGAAGGAGACGGAGAGTTGGCTTCCGGTTGACCCTTCGGTTGACCGCCCGGTTGAACCACGGTTGAACCACGGTTGGCCATGTTCGCTCTCTTCTCTGCGGATTTCCGGCCCTTTTCGGCCTGTTTGTCGCGGAATGCGTCGGATGCGGCCCGAACAGCTTCGAGCCTTTCGTTTTTCAGCGTCCCGTCTTCGTGCAACCGGAACTTGGCCAAGACGTCAACCGAAACGGAACCGCCAGCCAACCGCTGTTGCTTCTCCGGTTCAACCGGAATTGAACCACGGTTCCATTGGTGGCAGAGAAGTCGGATGTACGCTCCAACCTCCGCCTGGGAAAGCTCAAGGGTGCCCGCGAGGAAGTCGTCCGCGTAAAACTGGAACGCCGGGGCGCGGCGTCGTGGGGTCGTGTCGCTCATGTCAAATGACTCCCCAAGACGGCCCGCTCCCGTTGAGACCGGGCGAGCACGACGCAACCCGCAGGAACGGGCCGTCTTGGAGGTTCAATGGTGGTCTCATGCTTTTCGTGTGCGGGGTCTCACTCCCGGCCCTTTCGGGCGTGCGTTGTCGTAAGGCTTGGGCGGGCGGTGTCAAGGATCAACCCATCGATGTGTCACCAGCCGAAGAAGCCCCGAAAAGTTCCTGCTCAATAGCCTCGTTCACTTGGGTGAGGTTGAGCACGGCTTGGCGGAAATACGCTTCTTTCAGCTCCACGCCGACACCAATGCGACCATTGAGCACGGCCCCGTAAACCTCCGAGCCGACACCCATGAACGGCGTGAAAACAACCTCCCTCGGGTTGGACCAAAGCACGCAAGCCCGCTCGATAACGTCCAGTTGCAGCGGGTGTACGTGCTTCTCGTCGTCCTCTGCTTTCGTGTCCTTGTAGGGCAACGTTCGCTCGATGCGGATGTCGTCCCAGAAGCTTGAAGCGTATTGACGCCAGATCCAATGCGAGAAGCGGTTCTCCGTCTGCTTTCCCGTCCATCCCTTGTAACGTTCCAGCTCATGAGGCATGACGCGCTCACCGGCGTACCTATGGAGCCCTGTCGGATGGCTGACTGGCACCTTGTTTTCTCCGCGTTTGCGGAACGTCAACAGGTAGTCGGCGCTGGCCACGTCCGTCAGCGTCGAGTCCTCGCATATTTGAGCGTGGGCAAGACCCTTCGCCATGGTGCGAAGGCGAACCCCAAGAGGCTCCTTCCAGATTGCGCGACGGCCGCAGAAAGCGAAGCCGTGCTTTTCGTGGAGTCGGATGATGTCGCCCGGGAAGTCGATCAATCCCGTCCCCGTGTTTGCCCCGCTCCCCATGACGGCCGTTGGGCCATTGCCCTTGCCGGGGATGTCCATGCAATGGACGGCCGTGATGCGCCCCGGCATCGTGAGGCGTGCGAGTTCCGAGACAACAAATCCGTAGTGATCGAAGAACTCGGAATAGCTTCGGCAGTTGGAAAGGTCCCTCTCGTCGGAACTGTAGTTGTAGAGCCCGCAAAACGGAGGCGAGTATATAGACAGCGCGACGGACTCGTCCGGCATGCTGCGCATCACCTCGATGCAGTCGCCGTTATAGATTGCGTAGTCGTTCGTGATTACTTCCTTAGCCATGATGGGATCGTGATTTGTTGTTGTTGTTGTTGCTTGCGTGAAACTTGAAGCTCGTCGCTCATGAGGGCGACAAGATGCGCGAACATCTCCGAGGCTTGCTTGGCCTTTCGGTTTAGGTTGCGGAGGACGCCAGCCTCGCCTTCGGATGAAATGACGTCGATCCGAACCGGGCTTTTCTGGCCGAACCTCCAGCAACGCCGGATGGCCTGATACCACTGCTCGAAGCTATGCGATGGAAAAAAGGTTTGATGGGAACAATGGTGCCAGTTAAGTCCAAACCCGGCGATGACTGGCTTGGAAACGAGGACTCGGATTTGCCCAAGCGCAAACGCCTCGAAAGCCTCCTCCTTGAACTCGTCGTCGTCTCCTCCGTGGACTTGGACGGAGCCTTCAATCATTTCCTCCAGCATGTCGCCCTCGTTGTCGAGATGACACCATGCGACGGCTGGTTTTCCTGTTCCTGCAACCAAAGAAGCAGCAAGCTCGCAACGCTCTTTGATCGTTCGCTTTCGTTCGGACCTTTGCTCGGCGAGCCCGTGCGCCGGAAGGTCAAACAGGAAGTCCGGATTCTTGGCGCGTGCCGATACAACGTGCTCGGCTGTGATAAGCGGAGGAAGCTCGTAGCCTTCATCGGAAAACCCTATATCCGATGGCTTGCGAACAGCCCTAGCCCAAGAACAAACCCAGCGCCAAAAGTCACGCTGGGCATGCCCCCGGAACCGATAGATTCCAGACCGGAACTCGTCGCTCCGGCTTGTGGTCGCCTCTGCTTTCTTGAAAAATCGGTTGAGCATATCCATGAACCCCAGTTGCCCAAGCGCCTCGGATGACGTTCCAAGCTCGATGTAATCGTTTGGCGCTGCCGTCGCCGTGCAAAGCAATCGGTACGGCATGAGCCGCATGAACTCCGTGATTTCGGCTTTGATCTTGCCGTCAAAGTTTTTGAGGATGGAAGACTCGTCGCAAACGCAACCCGCGAACTCGGACGGGTTGAACTTGTGAAGCTGCTGGTAATTCGTAACCACGAGCTTGCACGGAATTGACCCGTCCTTGGATTGCGCGGCCTCGATCCCAAACTTGTTTGCCTCTCGAACTGTTTGCTTCGCCACCGCGAGCGGGGTCAAAACAAGCACCGGGCGGTTGGTCTTCTCGATGACGTTTTGCGCCCAAACAAGCTGCATCGCAGTTTTTCCAAGCCCGCAGTCCGCAAAGATTGCAGCCCGCCCCTTGCGAAGCGCCCACGTCACAAGCTCGCGCTGAAACGGGAACATGAAGGACGGGATTGCAAGCGGGTCAAATCCATGATCCCCGCCAAGGTGTCGTTTCGAGTCGATGAATTGATGGTATGTCATACGTCTGTTTCCAATCTGTAATAGCTCCACACCTTCCTCCCGCGCCTCTCCTGCATGGCCTCGATGCGGTGTCCCCTCTTCCGCAGCTCGGCAATGCGTGAATGCACCGCGTAGCCCCCGGCAATGCGGGCGAGGTCGGGCATGGGCACCCATTGGCCACGTTTGGATTCCAGCTCGGCGAGGATGCGGTCGCATTGGCTCTGGCCCGCGCCCGTGGCGGCGTGTTCGGGTTGGGTCATGGCTTGGCCTCCTTGGCGGCATGCCAATCGTCGCTCGCCTGTGCCGTCGAGTAGCGGGCGCACTCATCGCCCGCCTCCTCCAGCCTCGCGATGCGGGCCTTGAGCGCGCCAACCTCGGCATTGATGCACTTGGGCGATT